TGGCGGTGCCGGCTGCGCATCGCAGGCTGGTCGGCCTGGTGCTGCGGCACAAGCGCGATACCGAAGGCGGCGGCTTTGCCTGGTCCGATGTGTGGCGGGTGTTCGGCGATGCCAGCGTGACCAGCGATGCGCTGCGCAAGCGGTATGAGCGGTCGATCGGGATGGTGGCGCGGGCGGTGAATGGGTGAACCTGAGGATTTCCGGCTGCTCAACCTGTCAAGCGCTTCTCGGGTTGAGCAGTGAAATATACTTTGTCCGTTTGAGCAGCGATTGGGGTATCTATCGAGATGTGCTGGGGAAGTGCGCACTTGAGCACGGGCGCGCGGTTCTTCTTGGTACATCCTCTCCTGACTTTCGGCGGGCGGCGGGCTTCGGCTCTGCCGCCCGCTGCGTTTTGGAGCAGTGCATGGGGTGGCTCGCATGGGCAGGCTGAAGGCGATGCCGCACCGGCTCAAGGCCTCGCCGCCCAGGCTCAAGCCGCTGCCCAAGGTGGCGGACAGCTTCTATCAGTCGCCCGAGTGGCGGCAGCTGGTGCGCGACATCAAGCGGGTGCGCGGTGCGTTCTGCGTGGTCTGCGGATCGGGCAAGCGGATCATCGGCGACCATATCGTCGAGATCAGGGATGGTGGCGAGAAGCTGGACCCGATGAACGTCCAGCTGCTGTGCCACGCGTGTCACCAGCGCAAGACGGCTCGGGAACGGGCCAAGCGGGCTGTCGGGCACGCCGGATAACCGGGGGGTGGTCGAAAGTCTGCAGGATCGCGGCCGCGCGCACCGCCGTTCCTCTCATTCGGAGATTTTTTTCTTGTGACTGGAATTTCGGACGATGCACCGGGCCTGTTTGGCTGGGTGCCTGCGCCGCCGCGTGGGCAGGGGCGTCCGGCATTTCAATGGTCGCGAGAAAAATCCAATAAAGTCATGGTGTTGTTCGCAAGCGGTTATCGCGAAGCGGATGTGGCCAGCGTGATCGGCTGCGATGCCAAGACGCTGCGAAAGGTTTTTCCCGTCGAGTGCCGGGAGCGCAAGCGGGCGGCGCTGGTGCTGCGGTCGGGCATGATGGCGCGCCTGGTCGACGAGGCCGAGAAGGGCAATGTCGCTGCGTGCAAGCGGCTCGACCAGATGATCGCAGCCGAACAAGCTCGGGCGATCGATGCGCGCATCGGCGGTCAGCAGCCAACGCCCGGCAAGAAGGCCGCGCCCAAGGGCAAGAAGGAAGCGCAGAAGGATGCGGCAAAGGACGTAGGGGGGCGTTTCGGAACGCGCCCGCCGCCGCCTGGCCTGCAGCTGAACTAAGCCATGCGGCCAGCGTGGTCGACGGCGTGCCTTGACTGGCGGGATCGGATCGTCGCGGGGACAAGCCTGGTGCCGTGTCCGCCGCTCTACCCGGCCAAGGCCGATGAGGCGCTGAAGGTCTTCTGCGCGCTACAGGTCACCGACCTGCCGCAGAAGCATGATGGCAGCTGGCCGACGCTGGGGGATATCTGCGATCAGCGGATCCTTGACCTGGTTGCTGCGATCTTTGGGGCGGAAGACCCGGAGACGGGGCAGAGGCGCATCCGCGAATTCATGCTGTTGATCAGCAAGAAGAACGGGAAGTCGACGATCGCTGCGGGCATCATGCTGACCGCGTTGATCCTCAACTGGCGGCACCATGCCGAGCTGTTGATCCTGGCGCCGACGCTGGAGGTGGCAAAGAACAGCTTCGACCCGGCTATGGGCATGGTCAATGCCGACCCGGAGCTGCGGCAGCTGCTGCACGTGGTGGAACATCAGCGCCTTATCCGCCACCGCGTGACCCTGGCCGAGTTGAAGGTGGTCGCGGCTGATGCCGATACTGCTTCGGGCAAGAAGGCCGGCATCGTGCTGGTCGAAGAATTGTGGCTGTTCGGCAAGAAGCCGAAGGCGGCCAGCATGCTGCGCGAGGCGACGGGCGGGACATCGACCAGGCCGGAAGCGTTCGTGCTGTACATCTCGACGCATAGCGACGAGCCGCCTGCGGGGGTGTTCAAGACCAAGCTGTCCTATTTTCGCGATGTTCGCGATGGGGTGATCGAAGACCCTGCTTCGCTGGGCGTGCTGTACGAGTGGCCGGAAGACCTGCTGGAGGCCGAGGCGTATCTCGATCCGGCGATGTTCCATGTCACCAACCCCAGTCTTGGGCGAGCGGTGTCGGCGGAATGGCTGGAAGCCGAGTTGCGCAAGACGCAGGCGGGCGATGCGGATGAAGACCTGCAGGTCTTTCTGGCCAAGCATCTGAACGTCGAGATCGGGCTCAGGCTACGCCGGGACCGGTGGCGCGGCGCGGATTACTGGGAGGCGGCGGGCGACCGATCGCTTACGCTGGAAAGCCTTCTGGCGCGGTGCGAGGTCGCGGTGGTGGGCATCGACGGCGGCGGGCTGGATGACCTTTACGGGCTGTGCGTGGCGGGCCGCGAACGCGACACCGCGCGCTGGCTGTACTGGTTCCGCGCATGGGCCTGGCCCGATGTGCTCGAGCGCCGCAAGGACATTGCAGGGCTGCTCAGGGATTTCGAGGCGCAGGGAAGCCTGACGATCTGCCGCGAGGCCGAAGTCGGCGATGATGCCGAGGCGGACTTCCTGCCACAGGACATTGCCGAGATCGTGGCGATCGTGGCGCAGGTGAAGGAAAGCGGGCTGTTGCCCGAGCGTGCGGCGATCGGCCTTGACCCGCAGGGCGTGGCCGACCTGATCGATGCGATGGCGGCGGCAGACATTGCCGACGATCAGATGGCGCCGATCGGCCAAGGCTTTCGGCTGATGTCGGCGATTGTCGGCCTGGCGCGCAAATTGAAGTTCAACCAGGTGGTGCATGACGGGTCGCCGATGATGGCCTGGTGCGTCAGCAACACCAAGGAAGAGAAGGGGCGGCAGTCGGTGATGATCACCAAGAACGCCTCTGCCAGCGCGAAGATTGACCCGTTCATGGCGGGGCTGAACGCGACCAAGCTGCTGGAGCTCAATCCGGTGGCCGCCGGTGCCGGCGAACTGTCGATCGATGAATGGATTGAAGGGATGCGAGCAGCATGAACCAGGAGGCGCAAGGCGGTTTCCTGCGCACTGCCTGGCGCTGGCTGACCGAAGAGCCCCTCGATGCGAAGGCGTCCTGGGGTCTGGAAACCGGGCCGTCGCGCGTTGCATTTTCGGATCAGGATAATTTCAGGACGAACCGCGTCACCGTCGCCGATTATCTCGACAGTCTGGTGTCGCGCAGTCCGATGGGGCATTCGGCGACCTATGCCTGTGTGAACCTGCTCGCCGGCACGTCGGCCAGTCTGACACCGGCGGTGTATCGGCCCGGGCCTGACGGAGTCGCGGTCGAGGATTCGAGTCACCCATTGCACTGGGTCCTGAAGCTGGATCCGAATTACGACCAGGACGATTACGAGTTCTGGGAGTTCATGTTCGCCAGCGTCGAGCTGCAGGGTAATGCCTATGCCGAGATCGTGCGGAACGGTGCAGGCAACATCACGGCCTTGCTGCCTGTTCTCAACCCTGGCGGCGTCACGGTGCGCCGCCTGGCTGACGGCGACAAGCAGTATAGCTGGACCGCCGATGGCTTGGCCAAGGTCCGCCAACAGAGCGATATGCTGCATATCCGCGGGATGGGCGGCGATGGGCTAAAGGGCGCTTCGACGCTCTCGATCTGCGCAAGGACATTCACAGCCGCGACCACCACCGATACGCTGGCGCGCAAGGTGTTCGAGAACGGTGTGATGCCGAGCGGCTTTCTGGAAACGGAAAAGGCGCTGACCGGTGAACAGCGTGCACTGTTGGAACATCTGCTGCAGGACAAGTTTGTCGGAGCGATCAATGCTGGTCGACCGATGCTCCTGGACAATGGGCTGAAATGGCAATCGCTGTCGATAAACCCTGAAGACGCGCAATTGCTGGAAAGCCGCAAATTCAGCGGCGAGGAAATCTGTCGGATATTCGGGGTGCCGCCCGGAATGGTCGGCTACGGTGACAAGTCCAGCAACTGGGGCACCGGCAAGGAAGTCGATGTCCTGGGCTTCGAGAAGTTCACGCTGCGCAAGCGCCTGCGTCGATTCGAACGGGCGCTGACGAAGCAGTTGCTGACCCGGGCCGAGCGGCAATCCGGCGCGTACATCAAGTTCAATATCGAGGGGCTTCTGCGCGGTGACAGCGCAGGGCGGGCTTCGTTCTATCAGATCATGGTCCGCCTGGGTGTTCTGACCCGCAACGAGGCGCGCCGTCTGGAGAACCTGCCGCCGATCGAAGGCGGTGATGTGCCGATCGTGCAGATGCAGGATATTCCCCTGGCGCAGGCCGTCAGCGGTACCGATGGAGGTAATGGCCAGTGAGGATCAAACAGGGTGCACCGGTGCTCGAGCTGAAAGCACTGGGCGAAGACGGGCAGATCACCGGCTATGGTGCGGTCTTCGGCAACCGGGACAGCTATGGGGATGTGATCCTGAGCGGCGCATTCAAGCGCAGCCTCGCCGATCACAAGCGCCAGAAGTCCCGCCCCAAGATGTTCTGGCAGCACGATCCGCATCAACCGATCGGTAGCTGGACCGAGATTGCCGAGGACGACAAGGGTCTGCTGGTGACCGGTCAGCTGAACATGGATGTCCAGCGTGGCCGTGAAGCCTATGCCCTGCTGAAGGCGGGTGACATTGACGGTCTTTCGATCGGTTATCGCGTGATCAAGGCCAGCGAAGACGAGACCGAAAAGGTCATGCTGTTGAAGGAACTGACGCTGGTCGAGGTGTCGGTAGTCTCCCAGCCTGCGAACTCGCTGGCAACTGTCAGCGCCGTGAAGGCTGCAGAAGTAGAGGATTTGCGCGCAAGGCTCGCCGCCGGGGACCGGCTGCAGCGGCGCGAGATGGAAGAGCTGATGAAGGAATTCTTCGGCTTCACCAACAGCGAGGCGGAGCGCGCGTCGGGCGCTCTGCTGGCTGGCGAGCAGGGGGACCCTGCCCGAACCGACCCGGAAGCTGATTTCTGGGCCGCGCTCTTCGACGCTGAAATTGTCGATCTGACAGGTGAGCCGGACTGACCGGCACCAGCACAAGGAAACCGAACATGAGTGAACAGACCAAGACGGCGGCCGAGCTGGCCGCCGAAACGAAGGCTGCGTTCGACAAGCGCCACGACGAGGTCAAGGCTATTGCCGAAAAGGCGCTGGCCGAAGCCGAAGCTGGCAAGTCGATGAACAGCACTACCAAGG